AATGCTAAGAATTTTTTCTTCATGTATGACACCTTACCCTTTCATTAGAAATTGATGTTGTTGTTTTAAAAATTCAAGCTCGTCTTTCGAGTTGTCCAACTGAGACCGAGCATTCTCCAATGCACTTTTTGCCGCATTATCCAATGCAGCTTGGTCACGAGCATTTATGTCAGTCCCTGTGTATGCAGGGAAATTGACCGCACTTACCTCTATTACCTTCTTAATCTTTTGAATGCGACGAGTGGGCATATCACTATCAATGTCTTCCCACTTTTCGTCTTTTACGAAAAAAATAAAAGACATCCCGTCGATGTCCCCTCTTTTGACTGCACTATATAAACTTTTTGCTTCAGTATTTCCCTCAACGTCTAATGATGCACGGACATTCAAACCCATATCATCCACCACTAATTGCATGGTTGAATTTCCATTGTTCCTACGACTACGAGCCAGAGGTATCTTACGAAGATCATGATTAACGCTGAATAAAACGTCATCAAAATCGCACTCATCAAAGGCCCCGCGCTCAATTACCTCATTAAACCAACCACCAATACTTGTTACTTGATCATAAACCGCAGGATGGCCTTCGATGTAACTACCATCATCAACCGCTCGAAGATCCATTAACCCGAAACTACGTTTTACCGGTTCCTCTTTAGCCGGCAATTTGCCTTTACTCATCTCCTTTTCCTCCTTTCGTTGTATTTGAGTTACTCATTTGATAAGCATTAATTAAATTCACATCAATGTAGTTCAACGATTGAGTTCTTCTTTCGCCACCTTCTACTGGAGGATAACCTAACAATGCTAATTTTTGATTGTCATTCAATAAGCCTTGCTCCCCTGCAGTTTTAAGCAAATTTAATTTAGCATTTGTACTTAAATACATCATGTTTCTTTGATAGAAGACAATTTCATTGCCAACATCTAGCTCTCTTTGAGAAAAAATAGTCTTGGAAAATGCCTGGCCTAAACTTATGACAATTGGTTCAAGTGTTTTTTCATAAAATGCCTGATACTGATCATCGTTGTAATCACCAGTAATAATAGGAATGGATACTCCGTAGTGTTTAAGAATCTTATTATCCAAGAATTCCAATGTATCCTTTTCAATTATTTTAGGATCTGGCTTGAGGTCTATATAATCACCCTTTAAGTCCATCGGAAGTATTCCGGTTTCTCCACTTTGGACAGCCTCTTCAAATTCAGCACGTTTCTTTTTTGCCGCATCATCGTCCATCATGGTATTGATTTTCAATACCCCTCTTAGAGAGAGACTCGTTTTAATTCCCTTCTCTAATCCTTGTAGCACAGTATCATTTATTTTTAACACTTTAAGTAAGGCACTATGATCCGGTTGTCCATCTGCTCCGCCGCCCATTATGTCATTCATCGAAAACTTTTTCCGCAAATGAATCACATCGGAATAAGGAATAGTGAATCGAGAGCCATTTGAAAAAGCCATTTCTAAAAAAAGTCTATTAGAAGGATCCTGCAAAAAGGTAACTTCAGTAGGATTTAATGGATAAAATCCTGTATAGTATTTTTTATTTCCAGTTCCATCATCATAAAGATCATAGATTGGATAAATAAAGCAATTGAAATTCAAATATAATTGCCAAATAACCTTTTCGATAAAATCTCTTGTTGTCATAAGCTCGTTCGGGGCAAACTTAAACAAGCGATTGATACTTCCTTTTACATTTATTTGCATACCGCTTGGGTCTGTTCTGATATGTGTAGGCTGCAACTTACTACATTCAGTTGCTATGACATCAATACACATCTGGACCACATCAGAGGCATAGACACTTTGTCCAAATTGACTGAATATAGGCGTATGACCATCTAATATTTTTGCATAGCCCATTTGCCTTGGACCCTTGCTGAAAACATTCTTAAAATAGTCTGTAATGGCCAATTAATCACCTCCCTACTAGTGAAAGGAATTCTGTCCGATTATCAATATAAACCTTATATCCAATAATCAACGTAACAGCTCCATCGATTTTCTTATCGTCTTTCCCTTGGACTTTCACAGGCATAATTTCTTGTTTCGAATTGATTCCAAGGGCTGTGTTTTCTAAGCACCATTTATCGACTGGGTTATTATTGTAAATAATTAAATCGGATCTTAGATCAGCCTCAACTAATTTCATCGGCTCTGACATACTTCCAAATTCTTGAGCCACTCGAACACAATCAAATCCATATTCATCCATTTCCTTTGCCCAATAAGTGGCCGACCATTTATCATAGCCAGTTTTATACACTCTTATTCCATAATCTTTATAGAGTTTCACAAACCATGCAGTTACAAGACTAAAGTCATTTTCGTTCCCAGGCGAAACAGTAATATAGCCTTTCCTTATCCAATCTTCAAACATTGTTTTATCTTCTTTCGAAAGCAAAAGCATTTTGGACTCTGGAATAAAGTAATGAGAATAAGTGTACTTTTTCTGGCTGCCGGGCTTCATTAAGATAATTCGGGCACTTGCTAAGTCCCCTGACTTAGACAAATCAACCGCACCGATAGCAAAACCGTTTCTAAAATCTTCAATGTCGAATTTTTCTTCATTTAGTACATCTTCGTGTGTAAGCCATGCCGTAGCATTGTTTTGTTTAATATTAAAATCCTTAGAGAGAACAAATACACGTTTGGATTTGCTTACTTTTGATTCTTCTACCATATCTCTAAGGAAGCGCCATTTTTTTATGACTCCAAGCCCTGGGTTGCTTTTAACCCACGTCTTTTCATCTTTCCAAATCTCTTGTTCATCATCTTGGGTATAAAGCCAAATCAACCAACGCGGACGTTCTAGTTCCCCGTTTAATACTTGCCTTGCTTCACGTAATCGATCATCCAAATATCCATCATTTACAACACCCTCAGTCGTTAATTCTCCATAAAGTGGGTTATCTTGAGTGGATAATGCTTGCCTGATTGGCATAATCGATGTATCGTCTTTTAATTCGTGTACCTCATCAACGGATGCAACCCGGATGTTTCGGCCTTCTTTTGCCCCTGTTTTTGCAGAGATTTTTCGAATACTGCCTTTATTTCTATAGCTAAACTTACCGGTTTTCTTCGGCTTTTTTGGATTTCCAAAGAAAATCCCTTTTATATTTTTCCTAGTAACCTTGGATAAGGCAGGACTTTCTTCACGCATAGAATCCATCGCCTGAAACATTAAATCGGCTTGTTCATAATCATTCGATGAGCATAAGATTTTGGTCCCTTCTTCTCCGCAAAAAAACTCCGCTAAATCTAAAGCTGAGATTAAAGGAGTTTTACCATTTTTACGTGCCACTAGAAAGAGGAATTCAAGATAGAGCCTAACCCATTGGTTAATTTCTTCATCAAATATCTTAAAAATATATATTGCTTCAATAAATGCCTTTTGAAATAACATCAATAAAAAAGGCTTCCCAGCGAAAGGAGCCTCGAAATGCTTACATTTTGTTTCGATAAATTTTATCCGTTTATGTGCATCTTCAAAATCGATTTTTATTTCAGCATTATCAAAATGAGTTAGCAAAATATCCAATTGCTGCATTAACTCTTGGCCAATAATTATTTTTCCACTCTTGCAATTAAGAATGTATTCTAGTAAAAACGAATGAGTCCCTTTATATTCTGAATTGACCAGCATCATGCAAACTCATCCAATCCATCGTCTTCCTCAATAATATTCTTATTAAGAACACTATTTAATGTCTTTACAATCACCGCATAACTATTGACGTTTTTTAGATATTGTTTTGATGTTTCTACTGGTTTTTGCAGTAATTGGTTGGTTGGATGAATATTTACCATTCCTGTTTTTTCAAGAGAAAGCTTTAATTCGTAGTTTTCTGCTTTTAGGAATGCTGCATCCTCGATAAGGCCTTCAACTAATTTTCTTTTAGTATCTTCTACATCAGCGAATATCTCGGTTAATTTCTCTAATTCTTTTTGAAAAATCGCCTTTTTAGACATGTTTTTTGGTACCTCCAACGATTTTCAAAATTTTAGCCGTGTGTAAAAAAAGAGTTCCCCCTCCGGTCCCTGAAAAGTTTTTTTAAAAATTTTTTAGGGGGGGTGGAAATTTTTTTATTTTTTTATTTTTTTTCCCAAATTTTATGTGGTATAAGATTCAAACCACTTGTTAATGTAGCTCTGCCACTCTTCCTGCCTGTATCTTCTTTCCTCATCGGCTGCCAGCCTTCTTAGACATTCTTCCTTGCTAATATCACAGAAGATAAGCTCTGCTCCAACATCATTTGCTAATCTATTTCTTTTGTACTTATCAGCATAACCACCAATTATCCAGGCATCATTCCACTTTCCAAACCTGGTCTTGATCATATCAATCAACTGGTTATGAATGCCAATTACATTATTAAATAGATTGTCAGGCTTATCGTAATAAGGGAGAAAAGATACTGCAGAATACAATTGGTCCATATCGACTACAAGATCGCCACGGCTCATGTTTTGCTTTACAAATGCAACTTTGCCACTCATTGGTGGACCATACACAAGATATACTTGTCTCTCATTCTCATAACCAAATCGTTTATGTTCTTTGTTATGACAATCAAAACAAATGATTTCAATGTTTTCAGGGTTTAAGCTAATCATATAATCATTTACATTTTCAGGAGTAAGCTCTTTGATATGATGACCAATTATGTCTCTTGATTTAGGAATGACTTCTTTACAAAGTTCACACTTATTTCCACGTTCATTAATTAGTTGTAGCCTAAGTGTTGTCCAGGCATCAGAAGCATAAAATGATTTAATTATTGGATGTTTTGCCATGTTACCACGCCTTTGCTTCGACTGCTTTTATATCTGCTTTTAGCTTAGATACTCTTAGTCGATGCTCTTCCTTAACCTCTTCTGGAGGCAACGACCTTACCATTTCTTCATACTGCTTTATCTTGTTAGACAGTGACCTCATTGCTGCAGCTTGTGCAGTCAGTGCCTTTGCTTGTTTATCCCAAGCAAACTGAATTTCATATTCTATTTTCTCAGACGACATCTTATCATCTGAATAACTTTCTTCTTTCTTAATTTCTTTTGTCATATCGTCATGATCTTTAACAAACATAATTTTTTGAGCTCTTATGATATTGGTAAAGGCAATTAGAATTTCTTCATACAAAATGTCAAGGGTGCTCATTCCATCACGGGCAGCGTCATATATTTCTTTTAGTTCGTCATCATCTGGCAACCATTTACGGAATAAACCATGTTTAACAGCATTTTGGTTATTAAGTGGTGCTCCACCTTTATTTCCAACTGCATTTTTATTTCTAAATGGAGCTCCTCGCCTTGGTCCTGTATCTGGAATATCATCCCACTTATCAATACATTTCCACTTACGAACCTGGTTTGCACTGAGTTCAAGCTCTTCTGCTATCTGTTTTGGCTTCTTTTCTCTACCACTATTCAGCCATATTTTTAATGCTTTTAACCTCTTAGGACTAGACTCTCTAGACACTTCATACACCCACCTCCAAGCTTAATTGAGTTGTTTTCACGTTTTTATTTTTCAACGCAAATTAAGCCACCCTATTCAGTCTGAATGGCATAAAAAATACACCATTAACTGGTGCTTGAATTCTTGCTAAATTCTCCTAATAACTGGTTCTAGAGTGAACCAAAATATATATTCTGTTGCACTGATGAATACCGGGAAACCATATAATAAATTTGGGTTATTCTTACTTTTTACAAATGAGTGCAAAGCTGATTTAATTATGTTGCGCTCATTTGCTTTTATAAACGTGAGATTGCTTCATCCATAATGTCTTGTGTTATGCCTAAATACCTGAGTGTGATTGTTTCCTTACTGTGTCCGAATGTATCCATTAGTAACGCTAAATTGTATTGGTTTTGTCTGTAAAGGTGATATCCCCATGTTTTTCTAAGTGTATGACAACCAATCTCAAGTAACCCAAATTCTTTTGCAACATCATTTAGCATTCTATAGGCAGTACTACGGTCAAAGGGTTGATTCTTTAATCGGGTTTTCCTTTTAATTTGTCTACTCGGAAATAAGTACTCATCTTCATTTTTACCATCGATGTATCTATCAAGATCTTCTCTTATTCCTGGATGGATAATGAATTTTTTCTTGTGTTTATTTTTTTTTTCCTTAATGACTACATGAGTACCTTTAACCATACCAACTTTTAATTCCAATAGGTCACTAACTCGTAATCCACTATAGATGCCAAAGCAGAAAAATAAATAGTTTCGAAGGCTTCTAACCTTTAAATAGTGTTTAATCCCTTCAATAATCTTAGGATCTCGAATGGGTTGAACAGAATTCATTTTCTCCTAACCCTACCTTCTTTTAAAAAAATAAAAAAAGCACTCACGATTGTGAATGCCTATTTAATATTTAAATTTCATCATCGTTTCATTGAATTGCCTTTGTTCCTCATTAATATCATAAATTTCTATAGCTCCGTCTTTAAAAATAGAATCGAATCTAAGACCTTTGTTGTTTTTCTTTTGGAAATCATACATTCCTTCAATAATTTTTAGTGCAATCTTTTCTTCTAGTCCTAACTCTCTAATATCGTATTTTCCATATTCTCGATTAAGAATAACATTTTGTACTTCCTCAATCACTACACCTAAACTTTCAAATTCTCTAAAAAATATTTCGTATCTTTTTTCTGTTACTTTTTTCATATGCCCACCGCCTTTCGTTTACTTAATTCGACATAAGGAGCTGACATCCTGCATTTTTTATTCAATTGCACCACCTTGTGCTAATTGCCTAATGAAATTTAAAACCATCTCTTACTTCGGTGGATGGCAAACCGTCCCGATCCACTCCTTTAGCGATTGGGATCACCGTTGCCCAGGAGATTAAGGGTATGAGCTGCTTGCAACTTTCATGGATTAGTTGCTGCAACCAGGAGTGG